GGCATTGGGACATTGTAGACGTAGTTTGCTCGCAGGCGTGAGATCGATTTCTGTATCGCTGCGATACTCAGCGGGCCTATATCTGCGTCTATCTGCCCGGAGTAGAATCCGCGCTCCGTTAGGAATACTTGCCACGCTTTCTTCGTCTGTTTGTCGTAGCGGCCTGTTACCCGTACCTTTTGCTTTGACTTCATAATGAGAGGCATAGGATCCATTCTCTTAAGGTATTGCATATATTCGAAGTGCAGGTGAGGGCCGGTACTCGCCCCGGTGCTGCCGATAATCCCGATCGCTTGCAGTCTCATCACGCGATCGCCCACGTTTAGGTGTGTGCGGCGGGCCATATGAGCGTAGAGCGTTTGGGCACCGTCTCCATGATTGATGTAGATATAGTGCCCGTAACCGCTGCGCGGGTTGCCGTTGTACCCAATCTTTCGAACGATGCCGTTAGCGGCGGCAAGAATCGGCCCGCGGTTCGCGTAGTCAATCCCTCTATGCAGGCGAACCCTGCCCGAGATCGGGTGCCTTCTCATTCCGAAGGGGTGCCGAATTACCGGCTCGTTTACCGGGCACGCTAGCTCTATCATTTTGAGAGTCCGAAGGCGACGTTCACTTCTTCGACGGTGAGGCCTAAAGCTTTGAGCTTGTCAATCGTCGAGGCCTTAGCATCGAGTCTCGCCTGTGCTTCCGCCGCTATCTCAGCTTGTACGCTCGCCCACACTTTAGACAATGCGGCCTCAGTAGGTTTCACCGTATCGGACAACCAGGTGAGGCCGCTGTAGGCGTCACCGTCCAGCGTCCACTCCGACCCCGCGTACCGCTTAGAAAGTATTGTTGAAATGTCCATTATCCGACAACTTCCATAAGAGTTAAGTGTGAACTGCCCCCAGAGGCTGCTGAAAACCCACTGCGGTTAACGTAGGCGGTGCCTGAACCGCTACTTCGTAAAAACTGTACTTTATAGGTTGTTGCGGAGGTAGTAGCAGGAGAATCCAAAAAGTTGAACGAATTGGGAGCAATATCCCACATCGCCGCGTTAGGCGTGGCCAGCCCTCCGTAAGACATAGAAGCGGCAACACTAGCTAGATTGCCGATAGGGGTAGAAGCGCGTAACACTTGCGCGTAGGTGAGACCGCCGTTGTTTTCGGTGTTCCCCAAAATAACAGAGGCTAGCACTAGGATTTTTGAACTAGAAGAAACCGGGGTAATGGCAAGCGATAATCCCGAAACATCAGCGTAGGTACCGCTGGTGGACGATGAAGTGTCAGTCTTGGTCGTAGACAGAACCTGCAAGATTTGACCTGTTACAAGACCTGCGACCACGTCGGACACAGACGACATTCCAAGATTTAGCAGGTCAGACGCTAAAGCCTCTGTGTCGTCCTCTCCGTACTGCCAGACACCATTAGCGTCTAGTCCACCGGGGCCGGTAGGCATGGTCTAGGCCTCCAATACGGTAACGCGGGCGATAAGGTCGTCGATCTGTGTCTGCATAGCGTCTATCCCTAAGTTTGTTCTGGCTTGCTCTGCGGTAGTGGCCCCGGTGCCACCCTTGAGAATTGTGGTAATGGGCAGGCGGTCAGTGGAGAATATGCCAGAGGTTGTCTGTGAAGCCGATCGGGTGCCAGACGTAATATCTTCGGCTAGGTAGTCGCGGCTCTTATTGATCTCTGCGTAACCGTCTTTTACGTCGCCTGTAGGGGCGACAATATCGAAGCCTAACGCGGCGGCGGCGTCTCCTGCGGTCATGTCACACTCCTAAACGGGTTCTAAAAAAGTATCCCACGAAACTCCGTCCGATAGCTCGTCCCACTCGACGGCGGTGGACTCATCTTCGAGGGCGTTAGTGATCGCTGCAAGATCGTCGCCCGGTATGGCGGTAAGATCCGAGACGCTGCCGCCTCCGATTGCGGTGAGATCCGAGACAGAGAATAATTCGAGCAGGGGCGAGAGCCATGTCGTGACCGGGCGGGTCGTGAGGTTGCGCGACTTCACCGTCATTTCGGCTTCGGGGAATTTCCACTCGACGGAGACTAGGAAACCGTTTTGATCGAAGCCGGCGGGCGGCGTGATCGTAACCGCTTGCCCTGGTGTGGCGAGATAGCGGCTTACGGCGTCTACGTCGATCACGCGGCCTCGCCCGGTCATGCGATCCAGTAGGCCTTGTGCAGCGCCGGGGCCGGGGTAGACCGTATTTGAATGTCTGAGTGTGAAGGCAGAGCGCGGGATCGTATTCCCTGCGTAGTCGTAGGCGACTTGCGCCACGTTGTCTGCGTCGTTCCAACGGTACTCGATGACAACCGCGTCGAAGTAGGCTTTAGGGTCGTAGGCCATAGAATCCAAGTGCGCGAGCATTGTGTTAGTCGGCGTTATTCTCAGATTTCCGGGGGCGAGTGTCTGCCGGGCGGTAAGATACCATTTACGCTGCTCGTCTGCCCACACTCGCAGGCTCGCGGCCTCTAAAAAGTCGTCTAGGTAGTCCCAGGCGCGTATTCCTGGATCCCAGAGTGTCGCCTCTTGCTCGACTACGGTGCCACTAGCTGCGCCGGCTTCGAGCGTTGCCGAATAACGGTCTAGGACGCCCTGGACAATTACTGGGATACTCACCGATTCGGGGTCGAGGGATTGACCGGCGACCAGTGTGTCGTTTATCATAAGCGATTCGTCACTCGATGCCCTGATGATGAGTTCGCGCTCTTTAGTGTTGAAGGTGCGTTCTGTTATGTATAGGTCGAAGGGGCGAACCTGAGAGGCGCGGGCGCGTGGGTTCCATGAGCCGAATAGCCTGTTAGTGATTGATGAGGGCGACACTCCACCGAAGTCGGTGATAGTGGAGACCGACCCGCCTCCGGCGTAGGTGAGTGTTGCAAGCGTCCAGATTGTGCCGAAGTCTTGCCGGATTTGGCCCGATATGCGTAAAGATTGGGTCGTTATGTCGATCAGTTGCATATCCGAGGCGGTGGGTAGTGCTGCGGTAAGCTTCATTTCTGCATAGGGCGCGCGTGATTCGTCGAGGCTTAGAGACCCTTTGATAACGTCCAGGGGTATCCCTAGCGGCTCGATTGTGGCGGTCAGGGCGTGCCGGTCGATGACGGAGACCATTAGATAATTTCGCGGTACTCGACGTCTACGATCCAGTGACGACGATCCGGGGTGAGGGTGATTGTCATTTTACCGTCGCGCGAGAATTTCATATCAATTTCGGGTGTGCCTGTGTCTGCGATTTCGTAGGGCAGGCCTAGCGCGAGCGCTGCGTAGGCGTCCCAGGCGTCGCCTTTCGTTTGGAAGAATAAAGATAGTTTGCCGTACCGTTTGCCGTCTGGTAGTAGCGTGACGTCGTTCTCTGCATTCCCTATGACGTCGTGGTAGACGATCCGCGCGTCACGATCTGCGCGATATTCCATGATGAGATCCGGGTAGATATTCGCCGGGCCTCCGGTGATTGTCGCGGTCATTGGACTACCCTCACGTTTATATTTATGTCTTTCCCGGTAAGGCCGTTGATAGCTTTCTGTGCAGCGGCTACCTGCCGATTCGCTTCGGCCTCGATGTTGAGCTTCGGCGTCGCGTCGAGCCTTGACATTTTGCGGTACTCTTCCGAGACTTCCGCGGCGACGTCTACCTCTTCCCGGATCTCTCCGGTTATGTCTTTACGTTTTCCCAGAATCCGACCGGCGAGATCCGCCGCTAGTTCTTGTTGCTTGTCCTGGTCATACAGTAGGTCGAGGGCGTCCTCTTGTGCGTCTCTAATGTGCTGGGTCGATATTAGATAATCTGTACCTGTCACTCCGAGGGTTCGGTAGGTCTCTAGCTGTTCGGCTGCGTATTCGTTTATTCTGGCCTCGACCGCCTCACGATCTCCGGCGAGGCCAAACATAGCAGAGCCGAAATCGACGAGATCTATTCCCAGCCTATCCGCGAACTTCTCAGCCTCTTTTCGGGCGTCACTGTCTCCGAGAAACGCCTCTAGCGCGTTTAGTTTGGATTGTTCAGTGACATAGGTAGACCCTGATTCGAGCATAGAGGCGACCATAGTGTCAGTGGCGACCGCTAGCGCTGCGGCCTCTTCCTGCGATTCCTGAAATTCTTTTGTAATGAGGCCGATACCGACCGCGGCGGCGGCGCCGGCGGCTACCCCTAGCGGCCCGAAGCCTTCGAACATTTCGGCGGCGGCACCCTGGAAACCGGAGACAACCGACTCGGCGGATCCGTCGAACGATGCGGTGACTTCCCGGCTCTTGCTCTGCGCAGAGCTAGCCATTTTCTTGTTCGCGTCTGCGGATCCCTTCTCCATTTTGTCGAATGAGCTGTTTACGCCTTTAGCCATATCGCGGGCGTCGGCTTTGGTCTCGCGGGCGGCGTCTGAGAATCCGCGAGTGAGCTTGTCGCTAGTGGCGTCGCCCTGTACGCCTACGTCGTCGAGAGAATCCGCTACATCTTCCA